GAAGTTCTCAGGGCTTTTGCCAAGGCCGGTAGGGCGATTTCTGATGATGAGATCGAGAGTGGCAAGGGGCCAGCGGCTGCCCCCAAAACCGCAGCAGAACTCATCTACAACAACACCAAGTAACGGAGTGATCGGATAATGGCAACTCTCTCGGTGACCAACCCGACTCTTCTTGATCTGGCGAAGGCTTCCGACCCAGACGGGAAGATCGCGGCTGTGGTCGAGATTCTCAACGAAACCAATGAAATCCTTCAGGATATGTCTTGGATGGAGGGCAACCTGACGACAGGTCATCGCTCGACTATCCGAACTGGCCTGCCCGCGCCGACGTGGCGCAAGCTCTATGGCGGCGTTCAGCCGACCAAGGGCAACACCGCGCAGATCACCGACAACACGGGTATGCTCGAAGCATACGCGGAGATCGACAAGGCTCTCGCGGACCTCAACGGCAACACGGCCCAGTTCCGGCTGATGGAAGATCGTGCTCACATTGAGGGTATGAATCAGGAGCTGGCTGACACCCTGTTCTTCGGTGACGAAGCAACGGAGCCTGAGAGCTTCACGGGTCTGGCCCCTCGCTACAACGATCTGAGTGCGGCGAACGCTGACAACATCATCGTTGGCGGCGGCTCGGGCACTGACAACGCTTCGATCTGGCTGATCTGCTGGTCGCCCATGACGGTCCACGGCGTCGTTCCGAAAGGTTCGGTCGCGGGTCTTCAGGTCAACGACAAGGGTCATGTCACCATCGAAGATGCTGACGGCTCCAATGGCCGGATGGAAGCGTACCGGACTCACTATCGCTGGGACGCAGGCATCGTTGTCCGCGACTGGCGCTATGCGGTTCGCGTCCCCAACATCGACAAGTCACTGCTGTCCGTTACCAAGGCCAGTGGCGCCAACCTTGCCGATCTGATGTTTCAGGCCATCGAGACGATCCCGAACACTTCCATGGGTCGTTGTGCTTTCTACATGAGCCGTGACATTCGCACGATGCTCCGTCGCCAGACGGCGAACGACGTGTCGAGTTCCACCCTCACTGTCGAGCAGATCGGTGGTGTCCCGGTCACGAGCTTCCAAGGTATCCCGATCCGTCGCTGTGACGCATTGGCTGCCGACGAAGCCCTCGTGTCCTGAACCCCTGCTAGGAGAGAAAGCCAATGGCAATCCTTGATGAACGCCTTGAGTTCGCAGATGCGACCTCTGTCGGCACCCCCAACAACACCACCGTCAATGTTGGCGACGTGGTGGACCTTACGACGGCGCGTGACATCGGCAATGGCCAGCCCATGTATCTGGTCATTCAGGTCACGACTGCCATCACTTCTGGCGGCGCGGCCACGGTCAGCTTCCTGCTGTCCTCGGACGCTTCGGGAACACTGGCGGTCGATGGCACCCAGACGACGCACTACACAAGTGACATCATCGCGAAGGCTTCGCTGGTCGCCGGGTACGAACTTGTCGTGCCGATCCCTCTGGGGTCGTCCAACGCCTACGAGCGTTACCTCGGTTTCCAGATCACGGAAAACGCAGGACAGGCTCTGACGGCAGGCAATGTCAACGCCTTCCTGACTTACGATCCTCGCGGCTGGACGGCTTACGCCGACGCCACGAACTGATCGAACTCAGGTATCACGTGATCCCTTAACGGGGGTTTGAAACTGCGGGGTCTGGTTGTTACGCACGGCCAGACCCCCTTTTTTTTTAGGGAGACAAGACAATGATGACAGTCAACTTCAAGAAGAACTGGTTTGGCCCCGGCAGCCCGACACAGCGCCCCGGCGAACCACGTATCCTGCGGGGGCGACGGTTCCGCAAGGGTCTTCACACTGACGTTCCTGAAGAACTCTATCCGTTCCTGCCCAAGTCCGCCGAGGTGGTCGAGCGCGGCGCTTCCGAGTACACCACGGAAGTCCCTGCTGAAGACCCCAAGGCTGACCTCCACGCAGAGGACATCGACCGGGCGGCAGGCGAGCAGGAAGATGAAGTGCTGGAAGCTGCGGAAGAAGAGGGCGAGATCGCCCGCAAGCGGAAAGCGTTCAACGAAGAATTGAAGAACGCCGCCAAACCCCGAGGCCGAGAAGGTAAGTCAGGGAAAGGCAGCGGCGGGTCAGGCAGAGGCGGTAGGTCCGAGTAGCACTGCTGATCTCTTTCGAGGAAGAAAACGATGACAGTGACGAAGGTCAAGATCGCGAACATGGCGCTTAGCCACATTGGCGAGAGCACCATTGAGAGCCTGACCGAGAACAGTGCTGAGGCGGGGCGCGTAGACATCTTCTACGATGTCGCGCTTCAGCGCAGTCTTGAGTGGTATAACTGGCCGTTCGCTCGGCGGTACCAGACATTGGCCTTGCACAGTGACGCAGCGCCAACGACCCGGTGGCAGTATCGCTACGCTCTCCCGAGCGATGTAGTGAAGTGCCGACTGATCGAGAACGTGTTGGGGGAAGACGCAGACCCGATCCCGTACGCCTTGGAGAACGATGACTCTGGGGCCGAACTCACGCTCCTTACGGACGTGCAGAACGCGGCGCTCATCTACACCTTTCTCATGGAGCATCCCGAGCGGTTCCCCGCAGACTTCGTTCTGGGGCTGAGCCACCAGCTTGCTTACCTCATGGCCTATTCGCAGACAGGCAAGCGCACTCTGGCGGGCGATCAGTTGAACCTGTTCCAGACATTCATGACTCAGGCTGCGGCTTCTGCCCTCAACGAGGAGATGCCGGGGCCACCGAGGGAAGCTGAAGCTATCAGAGCGAGGGCCTGACTATGCCGTCCTTTACCCAGCCCAGCTTCGCGAGAGGCGAGGTAGGCCCTGAACTGTACGGCAGGTTCGACACCTCCCAGTATCAGGTCGCCTTGAAGGAAGCCTACAACGTCATCGTGCAGGCGTATGGCGGCGCTGATAACCGTCCCGGCACCCAGTATATCGGCCCCATCAAGAACCAAGCCACTGGCGCGTACTTCATCCCGTTCAAATATACCGACAACGATTCCTACATCCTTGAGTTCGGTGAGACGTATATGCGGGTGATCCGCAATGACGCTCATGTTCTTGAAGCTGCGGTCACGATCACGGGTATTACGAAAGCCAGCCCTGCCGTTGTCACGACTTCTGGCGCTCACGGGTACAGCAACGGCGACGACGTGTATATCACTACGGTCGAGGGCATGACGGAAGTCAACAGCCGGTTCTACCGGGTGGCTGGCGCGACCGCCACGACTTTCCAGTTGACCGATCAGGTTGACGGGGCGAACGTGGTCTCGACGGGGTATACGGCCTACAGCGCCAGCGGGACAGTAGAGAAGCTGTACGAGATCGAGACGCCCTACTCTCTGGCTGAAATGCCCTTAGTGAAGTTCGCCCAGTCTGCGGACTACATGACGCTCGCCCACCCATCCTACCGGGTGCGTAAGCTCGTCCGGTCAGACCACGACAGTTGGGCGATCTCGGAGGATACCTTCGAGCCTCTCATCGACCACCCCACGGGGATCACTGTCACGGTGAACTCTTCGGGGGCGGTGGCGTACAGATATGTCGTGACTGCGCTGGATCGAAGCACCCTTGAAGAGAGCCTCACCGGGTTCAACAACACGACCGAGACTGTCACAGGCGCGACACAGGCAAGCCCTGTGGTCGTCACGGTAACTGGCCACCCCTACGTTGACGGGGATGAGGTCGAGCTTAACGACATCGTGGGCATGACCGAGTTGAACGGTCGCCGTTTCACCGTGACTAACGCAGCGACGAATACGATAGAGCTTTATCAGGATGGAGCCGCAGTGGACGGCGCGGCCTACACAGCCTACTCCTCGGGGGGTTCTTGCGCCCGAACATTCGTGGCCATCACCAACGGCGCGGCTACGGCAGACAATACCATCTCATGGACGGCGGTCGCAGCCGCAGGAAGATACTCGATCTACAAGCAGGACAATGGCGTGTATGGCTGGATCGGGGACAGCGACACGACCTCCTTCACCGACGACAACATCGCCCCTGATCTGACGGTCTCGCCCCCGCGCTACAGGAACCCGTTCTTCTCCTCGGGGGATTACCCTGCCGCCGTGGGTTTCCATGAGCAGCGCAGGGTCATGGGCGGCTCGAACTCGACGCCTTCGCAGGCTGATGATGCTTTCGGCGCTCGCCTAGTATCTGATGAGGTCAACCAGATTCGGCACTACGTCCCCGGAGATGACCTCATCGTTCTCACGGCGGGGGATGAGTGGCGTGTGTATGCGGCGGACGAGTCAGGCTTTCAGGCGACCTCGATCAAACAGAAGAGCCAGACAAGCTGGGGCGCAGCGCACCCAAAGCCTCTCAAGGTCAACGGCACGATCCTGTTCGTGCAGGAGAATGAAGCCGTCATCCGCTCCATCGGGTACGATCTCTCCGCAGACGCTTTCGTAGGCAAGGACGACCTCACCTTATTCGTCCCGCACATCTTCAGGACAAAGACCATCGAACGCTGGGCGTTCTCTCGCAACCCTTCGCCCACCGCTTTCGTCGTTCGGTCGGACGGGCTTATGCCTTGCATGACGTTCAACGAAGAGCAGAGCGTTCTGGCGTGGAGCCTGCTGGAAACAGACGGGGAGTTCGAGGAGGTGGCCACGATCCGCCCCTCCGCCCTCTACCCTGACGAGTTCCCTTACTTTGTCGTGAAGCGGGTGCTGAACGGGCGCACGGTGAGATACATCGAGCGCCTTCAC